CACCAAAAGTTCTGAACTTGAAGTGGTTAATGGTATTAAATCTCAAGGGATCTGTATCGCAAATCCCATAAATAAAGAGACTTCTTGTGGATTCGGATATGACTTGAAAAAGGATGATTATCTGGATTATGAGAAAGGGCAATTTAAACCCTATTTGAGAAAAAACATTGAAAAATTGCGTTCACAACTGGCACAAGGCAGCGTCCAAGTATCAGATGCTCTCCATGCAGAGATACTTAAGGATGAATTGCGAAATAAAGAAAAAGTAGATAAGCCTCGCAGCTTCAAAATGGCTCCATTACATGTTACTTGCCTCCAACGTGAGTATATGTTAGATTTGTTAGTCAAATTACATCAGAACAGAAATGCTAATGGTGTACGAGTTTGCATTAATCCGTTTTCAGATGAATGGACAGAACTTATGCGAAAGCATCAAGCCTATGGACATTCTTTTGACGGGGATTGGGGCAAATGGGATGGGGGAATGCTCCCTCAATTCCAATCTGTGTTGCGCAGCGTCTTAGTGAAACGTTTTAGTGGAAGTAATCAGGATAAGGAAATTTTAGACAATTTACTATTAATTATACAAAATTGTCCGACCATAACCCTGAATGACGTCTATTATACAACTCACAGTTTACCTTCGGGTATTTCTTTGACTGCGGAATACAACTCATTGATTAACAAAATGTTAACAGCCTATATCTACTTTATTCTTTATAAGCAAAAATTTGGAGTTCGCCCAACACTACAATCATTTATAGCTTCAGTTAGAGATGATGTGTATGGTGACGACAAATTAGTGTCAGTTAATGCCGATACTGCTACTTGGTTTAATGGTAAAAGTTTTGAGAGAATTGCGAACGGTTTGGGACTGGATTTTACGCCAGCTTCTAAAGGAGAGTGGACTTATTCTACTCAGAGCATCGAAAGATGCACGTTTCTTAAACGTGGTTTTCAATATAACGATTACTTGCAAGCTATAGTTGCCCCATTAGACTTAAAGACAATAACCTCTACTTTAAACTATGTTAAGGATCCTACTCGAAATGCAGAATTGTCAGCCGTGAAACTCCTAAATTTTCAAAGGGAGTTGTTCTTGCACGGTTCGACAGTTTATAAGAGAGAGATGGAGGCAGTTAAATCTTTTTTAACTGCTATCAACTTTGAGATACAATTTCTCACTGTAGACGAATTAACAAAACTTTACAAAAGAGGCCAGTTGTTTGAGAGAATAGTGATGGCTTAAGCTTTAAAGGCATTATCTCCGAAATGAGAATAAACTATTTTAGCTTCGTGATAAGGATAAACTAATAGCTGAGCATACAGGATAACAATGCATTCAGGTTAAGCTCTAGTCAGAGGATAAATGACTCGTTAGTGGGACGTTACACACAAAAACATGTATTCATGTCGTGTTAGGGCATCCGTTATATGTCCAGGCCATTGTAGTAACAGAAGGCGTTCTTTGAACATGTTGAGCAAGTCGCTTGCGACCTCTACTTGGCATGGCTATCCCTTGTGGCTCTAGCTATAGTCTAATACGTTAACCCTGTTTTTTCTTATTGGAAGGATAGAATCTACCACATTTGTGTGCTCATATGAGATAATTGTATGATACGTAGAGGAAGGAATTCCAGAAGAATGACAACTATAATAACTGACTTTGTGAGTAAGTATAAACTCTCAACTTGAAGCTCTATCAGAGGATAAATGAAGTAACGCATGG